CGCTTCCATCGTGGATGTGCATCCGGATAAAAAGCTGAAACAGGCCATTGATAATCGTGTTACTGCCCTGCAGGAAAAACAGCAGGCGCAGGCAGAGCAGGAAAAAGTAAAAGTCCAGAAGGAAACAGAGAAACTCCAGGCAGAAGCGGACGCTCAGATCGAACTGACCAAGGCAGAGGCAGACGCAAAGAAAGCTAAGGTTAAAGCAGCAGCTGAAGCAGAAAACACAAAAACCAAGGCAAAAGCACAGGCAGAGGCTAATAAAGAACTTAGTGCATCCATCACGGACGAGCTGATCAAGATGAAGGAGGCAGAAGCTCACTACAAAAATGGCTGGGTTACAGTCCAGGGAGCGGATGCCGTGATCGCGGATAAATAAAAGAAATGCAGAGAAAGCCGGGAGCATAAGCGTTCCCGGCTAAAAGCATCGAAAGGGGAGGATACCAGTGGAAACAGAAATTCAGAAAGAAAATGAAGAGAAAAAAGAATATCTGAAATCCTATCGAAGAGTAGTAAAAAGAGAAAAGGATATCCTTGACGAGATCCAGCGACTGAGGTCAGACAAGATGTTTCCTTCCGTGGTCAATGATGGGATGCCGAAAGGCAGTAGTCAATCCGATCTGTCAGACTACATAGCTATCCTGGACGAACAGATTGAGCTCCTGAAGGCAGAACGGCTGGAAAAAGCCAGATGCTATCAGAAGATTGAAAGACAGATCAAACAGATGGAAAATGAGGATGAACAGGAAGTATTGAGATTGAGATATATAACAGGCCTGAAATGGGAAGAAGTAGCCTTGAAGATGAATTATAGCTGGAAATGGATACATAAGATTCATGGGCGAGCATTGCAAAATTTTAAAATCTGAAAGAGTACATGGAAGTACACACAACATCTGTGTTATTATTAAAATGGATTTCAGGAAAAATAAATAAAATCCTCCTTTCACAAATTCTGCCGTCCCATAGGCAGCGGTTTCAGAATATAGTTCAGTAGGGAGAATAAATGATTTATATCCAACGGGTTTCTGATTCGAGCCCTAGTGCTTCAATTGGATCCTTAAATATTATTCTTGGAAAGACATCTGACTAATAATGGTCTGATGTCTTTTTGTTGAAAAAAGAAAAGGGATGGTGTATTATGTTGAAAAAGACCCAGAGGAGAGATGAGTATATGAAGCCACGTATATTTGTTAGTTCCACTTTTTATGATTTAAAATATATGAGAGATGACTTGGCAAATTTTATAAGAGCACATGATTTTGAGCCGATTATGTTCGAAGAGGGGGATGTTGGATATACTCCAGGAAAAGATTTAGATGAATCTTGCTATGAAACTATGAAGAACGCTGACATGGTAGTACTAATAATTGGTGGAAATTATGGTAGCCCTGCGTCAGGAGAAAACAAAGGTGGAATTGAAGAATATTTATCCGTGACTAGAAAAGAATTTATAACTGCTGTAAAAGCAGCAATTCCGGCATATGTTTTTATTGATGCTTCTGTGTATACAGAATATGGAATATATGAAGAAAATATGCAGAACATTGAAGAGAAAAAATGCGAAATTAGGTTTAAAGCGACAAAAGATATTAATGTATTCAGATTTATAAAAAGCATAAAGACTATTGGAAACATTTCAATAACTGAGTTTAAGAAATCTGGAGAGATAAAAAATTTCCTTGGAAAACAGTGGTCTGATATGTTTAAAACATATTTGAAATCTTTAAGAGAAAATAACGATACTTTACATGTCCAAGATGCTATTGAGCGTTTAAATACAATGATGCAACAAATGGAGTTAATGGTTAATGGGCTAGGAAAAAAAGTTTTGGAAAATCAGAGTGCAGAATTGGGAGAAATAGTAGCACAGCAGCAACAAATTAAAGCGCGAGAAATTGCAAGACGAATATCTGATTATTTAACTTGCAATTTTAGTGATAATACTAGCAGAAAAAGTAACGTAACAGCTTTGGTAGATTGCTATAGAACTTTTCTAAAAGAAATGCCAGAAGATAAATTTGATTTGTCGGTTAAAGAGGATCATAAGAACTTTAATAGATTTGTAAGCAATCTTGCCATAAAAGGAATTGGCATAACTTGTATAAATGAAAGTTTGTTTGAACGTGATGAATTGTTAAAAGAGTTCTGTGACTCTGATGAAATCAAAGAAAAGGTGATTGTGAATTTGTTGAGAAGTCGGTATTATAGAAACTTAAGTAAACGAGAAGATGAAACGATGTTTAACGAAAAAAAGATTTCTGGTGAAATGTGAATATACATTCAATACACACCAACAGAGCAGCCTTTCGAGGCTGCTTTTGTTGTACTTAAAAACGAAACGAATGAGAGGTGGTGAGGCTTGCCAAGAGCACCAGATCAGAGAGCTGAAGAGGCCAGAAAACTATATACTTCTGGAGCGAAATTAATTGAAGTTTCTCAAAAGCTTGGAATCCCGGTAGGGACGATCCGAAGCTGGAAAAATAGATATAAATGGGATAATGCAACGTTGCAAAAGAATAAACGCAACGTTGCGAAAAAGAAGGGCGGACAGCCTGGAAATAAAAATGCGGAGGGGCATGGAGGAACCGGCCCGCCGGGAAATAAGAATGCAGTCAGGACAGGAGAGTTTGAAACTCTCTTTTTTGATACTCTGGAACCGGAAGAAAGAACGTTGGCAGAGATGATCCAGCCGAACAAAGAGCAGCTGCTTCTCAGAGAAATCCAGCTTCTTGCAGTCAGGGAACGCCGGATGCTGAAAAGAATCCAGTCTCTCCGTGAACTGGAAGCACAGACAGGATCTGAAGAAGATTCGGTACCATGCGGAATGTCTGTAACAGAATATACTTCCGGTATTGAAAAAGGAAAACAAACAGAACTTCGAAAGTACGAAGGCATCCTTGGCCAGATCCAGGCCATAGAGGATGCTCTGACCAGAGTGCAGGCCCGGCAGCAGAAAGCTATCGAGATGCTGCATAAGTTTGGTTATGACGATGCAAAGCTGGAACTTGCAACCATGCAGCTTGAATTTGAGATGCTGAAGCAGGATAACCAGGCAGAAGAGATCACAGATGATGGTTTCCTGGAGGCAATGAATGCAACAGCGCAAGATGTCTGGGGTGATGAGAATGTATGAAAAACTCAAAACTCTGAAAGATAAGCTGCAGAAAATGAAATCCAACAGAACCAATAGACAGACAGGCCAGACGTTTCATTTTTCTCCGTTCTCAAGAAAACAGAAACAGGTCCTGACCTGGTGGTGCAAAGAATCCCCGGTTCATAATATGGATGGAGTTATTGCCGATGGAGCAATCCGATCAGGAAAAACAATCAGCATGTCTTTATCATTCGTTATGTGGGCCATGAGTACCTTCACTGGCCAGAACTTTGCCATGTGCGGAAAGACCATAGGGTCCTTCCGGAGAAATGTTCTGTTCTGGTTGAAACTGATGCTTCGATCAAGAGGATATTCCATCACGGATCACAGGGCAGACAACCTTCTAACCATCCGAAAAGACGGAAAAGAAAACTACTTCTACATATTCGGCGGCAAGGATGAAAGATCTCAGGATCTGATCCAGGGAATCACGCTGGCAGGTGCGCTGTTTGACGAAGTTGCCCTGATGCCGGAATCCTTTGTGAACCAGGCAACAGGCCGATGCTCTGTGAAAGGTTCAAAATTCTGGTTTAACTGTAATCCGGATGGCCCGTATCACTGGTTCAAACAGAACTGGATAGATAAATCCATCGGATATCTGGGAAAAGAAGAAACAGAGCGTATCAGGCAGCAGGCGGCCGCGGAGGGGAAAGATCCCGGTCTGAAAGATATTCTGTATCTCCACTTCACTATGGACGATAACTTGTCCCTGGATGAAGAGATCAAAGCCAGATACAGGAGTATGTACGTTGGAGTATTCTTTAAACGTTACATTATGGGACTGTGGGCGGCAGCAGAGGGAATCATCTACGACATGTTTGATGAGGACAAACATGTCCAGGATATCAAAGATTTCTATCAGTTGTTGATCAACGGGAACCGGTATGTTTCCTGTGATTATGGTACACAAAACGCCACAGTATTCCTACTGTGGAACAAAGGAACCAACGGAAAATGGTACTGCATCCGGGAGTATTACTATTCCGGAAGAGACAAAGGTAAACAGAAAACAGATTCTGAATATGCAGATGACCTGAAAGAGTGGCTGGATGGAACCAGGATCAAAGCAATCATCGTGGATCCGTCGGCCGCTTCTTTTATTGCAGAACTCCGGAAGCGGGGATACAAGGTTCTGAAAGCCGACAATGACGTTCTGGATGGAATCCGGCTGGTTGGAATGCTTCTGAACCTGCAGAAGATTGTCTTTGCTTCTTCCTGTAAAGAAACCATAAAAGAATTTGCTTCTTACATCTGGGATGAGAAAGCTCTGGAGAGAGGAGAAGACAAACCGGTGAAACAGTGGGACCATTGTCTCACCGGAGATACATTGATAGATACGGTAAAAGGAAAGATTCCAATAGAAAAATTAGTTGGAAAGAAGGGAAAGGTGTACTGCTATGATGTAAAACGAAGAAAGAAGGCAATATCTACATTTTACAATGTACGAAAGACAAGAAAAAATGCAGATATTTATAAACTTACGTTGGAAGATGGGAACAGTATAAAAATGACAGCAGATCATCTTGTGTATACGCAAAGAGGTTGGGTTGCGTTAAAGCATCTTAAAGCAACGGATAAGATTTTGAAAGTTACTGCTTGACTTGTTGCATGTAACATGCTAATATTGTTACATGCAACGAGGAGGTGGGATAAGTAGAAGCGAAAAGCAGAGCTGAGTATTTCAAAGAGCGCAGAGAAAAATTTAAAGCGTTTCATGTTGAGGTAGAAAAAGAGAAAATGATGCGTTTTGAAGAAAAACTTAAAGAAAAGAACACTACAAAAAAAGAATGGCTTGATGAAAAAATCAGCGAAGAATTAAAAAAATAAGGAATTCCGCCCCGACCAAAGATTGGAATTCCTTATAGCATGTAGAAGTTTCCTTCTGTAAATATTATAATGCAGATGGAAGCTTCTTTCAAGAACCAAAATTTGAAAGGAGTTTTTATTATGCCTGTAAAAAATGTAATTAAAAAAACGAAAGATATGATAGGGAAAATTGATCCGCATTATGATATGACAAATTCAAACATGACAGAATTGTATAGTGCCTATTCAAAGTATCCGTATGAATTAATGTGTTGTAGTTTTAAATTTGGTTACCTTCAGGGAATGAAAGCTGCAAAAGCTGAAATGAAACGGAGGGAAAAAGCAAATGCCTGAAAAATTTCAATTCTTTGATGGAAAAAGATTTACACGTGATGATAAAACTGGATATTATTTATGTGCCACAGCGGACGAGGGAAAGAGAAAACGGATGCATGTGTATGTTTGGGAATATTTCAATGGTCCAGTTCCCAAAGGATATCACATTCATCACATAGATGGCGATAAAAGTAATAATAATATCAAAAACCTTAAACTGTTATTGGCTACGGAGCATGAGAAACTACATGGTTCAATGTGGACAGATGAGCAGAGAAATCGGGCACGAAAAAATATAGAAAAAGCATCTATCAAAGCGAAGGAGTGGCACAGTAGTAAAGCTGGCCATGAATGGCACAAAATGCATTACGAAAAAATGAAAGAGAAACTACATCAAGTACACAAATTCAACTGCCTTATGTGCGGAAAAGAATTTCAATCACCACAGACTGAATCAAAATTTTGCTGTAATAATTGTAAGAGTGCATATAGAAGAAAAATAGGCGTTGATAATATTACGAAAATTTGTAGTTTCTGCGGAGGTGAATATACTGCAAATAAATACAATAAAACAAAATTCTGTCCAATTTGTAGGAATAAAAAGTATAGAAAAAATAGGCAAAGCTGACGTTTACAATATGGAAGTTAAGAACCACCACAACTTTAGTGTTTGTGGTGGTTTTATTGTGCACAATTGTATGGACGCTGTGAGGTACCTATGCAGCACCATAATCGGCAGAAAAGCAGCACGTTTCCGAGAGATAAGGAGGTGAGAAAAATATACACATTTACAATACCGAGAGAAAGTTTCGATGAGTTAAATCCGGATAAGCAGGTGATCCGCCAGCTGATCAGCAAACACATCAGTAAGGTGGACCGGCTGAAGAAGAATATGTCCTACTACGAAGGAAAGCACAAGATCCTGGATGAGACCAAACGGGAAAACCGCCTGGTGTGCAATCATGCAAAAGACATCTCGGATACAGCCAGCAGCTATTTTATCGGCAATCCAGTGACTTATAAATCTGAGAGAGACATCAAGCCTCTTACAGATGCACTGGAGCTGGCCGGAGCAGATGAGACAGACGGAGACAACGGTCTGGAGGCATCCATCTACGGCCTGGCTTACGAATATGTCTATGTGAAGGAAAACGAGAACAACCTGCAGACCAAGAACCTGTCCGCAGAGAATACCTTCATGGTAAAAGACGACAGCATAGAGGAAAACGAACTCTTTGCTGTCTATTATTATATCCGGAAAGATGATTCCGGGAAGCTTCCGGACCACTATATGGCCACAGTAGTGACCACAAACTATAAGTACGAGCTGGACATTGAGAACAGCAATACGATCCAGGCAACCACAGAGCCGGCGGTGCCCCATTATCTTGGTGAGATCACGATCATTGAATACCTGAACAATAAACTGGCCATCGGAGATTTTGAACTGCAGATCCCACTGATCGATGCATACAATGCGCTGATGAGCGATCGTGTGACCGATAAGGAGCAGTTTATTGATGCGATCCTGGCCATCTATGGAACATTGCTGACCGATGAGGACGAACCGAACACTGAGGATGAAGACGAGAGCATCCGAAAGGCCAAAGCCCGTCTTAAAAAGTACAAGGTTCTTGAGATGCCGGACACAGCCAAAGCAGAGTATCTGACCAGGACTTTTGATGAAAACGGTGTGGAGATCCTTAAGAAAGCCATTGAGCAGGATATCCATAAGTTTTCCCACATTCCCTGTATGTCAGATGAAAGCTTCGGAGGGAACGTCAGTGGTGTGGCTATGGAATTTAAGCTCCTGGGCATGGAAAATATCACAAAGATCAAGACCAGATATTATAAAAAAGGTCTGAGAAAAAGAGTGCGGATATTCTGTAACTATCTGGCTTTGCACGGAACCAGCATCGATCCATCCGGAATCACGATGACATTCACCAGAGCACTGCCGAAAAATCTCCTGGAGATATCCCAGATTGTGGCAAATCTGTGGGGAAAAGTAAGCCGGAAGACCTTGCTTTCACAGGTTCCGTTTGTGGAGGATGTGGACGAGGAATTGAAAGCCTTGGAAACAGAGGAAGAAGAGAATCTGAAGCGGCAGCAGGAAGTCTTTGGACTGCAGGATAACACACCACCAGAACAGAATCCGGATGATAAGGAAAAGGTAAATGAGTAGGAAATACTGGGAACAGAGATCTGCCTGGGATATGTATCAGTTTATGGAGGATGCAGAAGAAACAGCAGATTTCATTGCCAGAGTATACCGGAAAGCCTCTCTCCAGCTGGAATATGCCGCAAGAGATATCTTTGAAAAGTTCATGACAAAATATGGTCTGTCAGAAACAGAAGCCTGGCAGATCATAAATTCCATCCAGGACAAAAACTCCATTGATCAGCTGAAACAGGAACTCCAGAACCGGAAAAAGGACAGTGAGATTTTGAAACAGCTGGAAGCTCCGGCGTACCGTGCAAGACTGGAACGCTTGCAGGATCTTATGACACAGGTAGATGCAGTGATGCAGCAGGTGTATCAGCAGGAGAAACAGTTCGATACCAAACTTCTGGAGCAGCTTGGAGAAAAAGCGTATTATCATTCCATCTACAATATGCAGAAAGAAACTGGCCTGGTATTCAGTTTTTCTCATGTAAGCAGGAAGCAGATCGACCAGGCTCTGCAGATGAAATGGTCCGGAAAACATTTTTCAGACCGTATCTGGCAGAACACACAGCAGCTTGCAGATTCCTTGAAGGATGAATTGCTGATCAGCCTCCTTACCGGCCGGACAGACCAGGAAACAGCGGAATCCATCCAGGCCCAGTGCGGAGGGGGAGCAAAGCAGGCCAGGCGATTGGTAAGAACAGAATCCTGTTATATGGCAGGAGAATTGACTGCACAGAGTTATATTGACTGCGGGATCAAGAATTATCGCTATGTGGCAGTGCTGGATCTTCGTACCAGTGAGATCTGTCGGGAACTGGATGGAAAGGTTTTTACGGTGAAAGACCGGAAAGCCGGAGTGAATTATCCGCCCATGCATCCATATTGCCGCTCTACAACGATTTCTGTCATAGATGATAAAATCCTCAGAAACATGAAAAGAAGCGCCTACAACCCGGAAACAGGGCGTACAGAGATGGTTCCTGCGGATATGACCTATAAACAGTGGTATGAGAAATACGTCAAAGGAAATTCAAAAGCAAAAGCCCAGGAAAAGGCAGTCAAGAACGCTGCATCAGACAGGAAACAGTATGATCAGTACAGGGAACTCCTTGGAAAAGACATGCCGAAACATTTTGCAGACTTCCAGGAAATGAAGTATAATGAACCTGAGAAGTGGGAACTGTTCAGGACTTATGCACGTTCTGTAGATAAAGGCACGATATCTCCGTTATCTGGATTCGAGAATTATCAGAAGATTTATGATGAAATCAATGAAAAAGTTGTTGGTATAAAGACTTCTGAGGGAACAGCAGTAACCAGACAGAGTAAACATTTCATGGACAGAGTAATCGGAACCATGAAAGATCCAAAAACGGGAAGATCACGATCAGGAGTTACCGTGGAAGGAATACGGGATGCGCTGGAGAATCCGGCGAAAGTATTTCCTACGAGAACGGATCCTGATTCAAGAAAAAGCCAGAAATATATTGGCAGACATGGAACAGTCTCATTAGATCCTGAGACGGGGATTCTGATTCAATGCAATCCAACAGATGCAGACTATGTAAGGAGAATAGCAAATGGAAATGCGAAGATTTGAACTAAAAAAAGAGCAGATCGAATTTCTTAAAGAAATGTATCCTGACAATGAGCTGGTTCAGAGAGTACTGAATTGTGAAAATAATGGAGTATTTGAAGTAGATGTGGATACCAAAATTGATTTTATGCTTTTTGTGGAAGATGAGTCGGTATATTGGATGGACGCAAATTATGAGCCATCAGCGAAAACATATATGCTTGAATCAATAAGGGATGATATTTATTATCAGACCAACTGATACCACCAGTCAGAAATGGCCGGTGGTCTTTTTATACCCATTTTTAAGAAAGAGAGGATCAGAAATGAAGTTTGAAGAAGCATTAAAGGCAATGAAAGCAGGAAGTAAAGCAAAATTACCGTCCTGGGGAGGATATTGGTATTGGAGTCCAGAGAAAGAAACAATCATCATGCACACAAAAGATGGACAGGAACTGGATATCCGGGAAACCCAGAGCGTTGTATATACGCTTCAGAATATTCTTTCTGATGAATGGATCATTGCAGATGAAGTAAACTGTCCGCAGTTGGGCGGAGAAGCAACATTTTCTTTCGGGGAAGCTATCAAGTACCTGAAAAGAGGGTCCAAAGTAGCTCGTAAAGGATGGAATGGTAAAAAACAGTACATTCAGCTTGCAACTGGGATTTCTTATAAGGCAGCAGATGGCGAAGTTGTAAACTGTGAGCACAATGCTATTGGCAACATGGCAGTGGCTTTTGTAGGAACATCTGGTGTGCAGATGGGATGGCTTGCATCTCAGGCAGATATGCTTGCGGAAGACTGGATTTTTGCGGAGGAGTAGAGAATGAAAAACGAAGAATTTTTAAGGCTTTGTAAGGCGAAAGTAGCTGAATATACAAACTCCCATATGGATAAGACAGATGGAAAACAGATCACAGTACAGGATGTGTACGTGGTATGGAGTTGTAAGACATTACAGAACAGTAAAGCACTTCTGAGCACGACTGTGCCGGATGGAATGTATTATGAGCTGACATATAACGGAGATAAGCACGAGTTATACCTTGATGCTTATAAGAAGTTTCAGAACATGTGCTTTAAACTGTAATTGCGCCGGCGCAACGGAGGGGAGGTGAAGAGAATGAAAGTAAAATGCATCAAAAGATACAGCGACATCTGCTTGAAAGAAATCGTCGAGAAGGGAACTGTTCTGGAAGTAACAGAAAACAGAGGGGCACATCTGATCAGCGAAGGTGTTGCTGAGATGGTAAGTGAAGCAAAGACAGCAGCCAAAGGGAAGGAATAGGTGATCCAATTATCTCCCGGTGAGACGCAGGGTGAAGCGTCTTATTTTTTATGCCTTTTTCCGCTAGGCGTTAAAGAAGCAGATTCCAAAAACTGAATGGCCCGGGCGTGAGAACGAATAGGCTGGGCAGAAAGGAAAAGATATGAGAAACAGAGTATTCAAAGCAATGTGTAAAGTTCCAATGAACCTGCAGTTATTCGCAGAAGGCGGAGACGGTGCTGGGGCCGGTGAGGGCAATGGCGGCGGATCCGGAGAAGGTACGGGCGGCGAAGGAGATAATCCTCCATCTTTTGATGACTTCCTGAAAACAGGCAGTAATCAGGCAGAATTTGACAGACGTGTCCAGAAGGCAGTCAATACGGCAGTGACAAACGCACAGGAGAAGTGGCAGGCACTGACGGATGATAAGCTTTCCGAAGCTGAGAAGCTGGCCAAGATGACCAAGGAAGAAAAAGCGCAGTACATGCAGAATAAAAAAGAAAAGGAACTTTCCGACAGGGAGGCAGCAGTAACCAGAAGTGAGCTCATGGCAGAAGCAAAGAACAACCTGTCAGACGAAGGACTTCCGGTAGAGCTTGCAGAAGTACTGAATTATACAGATGCAGATGCCTGCAAGAAATCCATGGAAACCGTCAAAAAAGCGTTCCAGACTGCAGTTGAGAAAGCAGTCGATGAGAAGCTGAAAGGCGGCAAGCCTCCGAAAAAAGCACCAGAAACAAACACACAGGAAGCCCTTGAAAAGCAGGTATACAATGCGATGATGGGTATTTTTTAAAGGAGAGTGAATAAACAATGGCAATCAATACTTTAGCAACAGCAACCTTATTTATGACACAGCTTGATAAGATCGCTGTTCAGGAAGCAACCACCGGCTGGATGGATGCCAATGCCGGCCAGGTGATCTATAACGGTGGATCTGAAGTAAAGATCCCGAAAATGAGCGTTCAGGGAATGGGCGACTATGACCGTGAGGCTGGATACCAGCGCGGCTCCGTTACCCTGGAGTACGAGACCAGAAAAATGACACAGGACCGTGGCCGTCTCTTCCAGCTGGATCCGATGGATATCAATGAGGCAAACTTTATCCCGACTGCCGGTGCAGTTATGGGAGAGTTCCAGAGGACACAGGTAGTTCCGGAGATCGACGCGTACCGTATCAGCAAGCTGGCTACAGAAACACTCACTGCAGATAAAGCAGGAATGATCGGAGAATCTTATGTACCGGGAACTGCTTCTACATCTGCTCTGCGTAAGCTGAAAGAAGGGATCAAAGCGGTAAGAGAAAACTATAACGGAGCTCTTATCTGCCAGGCAACACCGGACTTTATTATGGAGCTGGAACTGGAACTTGCGGGCAAGATCACTGCAGTGACCTTCTCTAAAGGCGGAATTCAGACACAGGTTCCTTCTGTAGATGGTGTACCGCTGGTTTCCACACCTTCCAACCGTATGTACACAGCTATCAAGATCAATAACGGTAAAGATAGTGGCCAGGAAAAAGGCGGATATGAAAAAGGAACATCTGCAAAGAACCTGAACTTCTTCATCTGCCCTGTAACCACGCCGATCGCTGTCACAAAACAGGATATCATGCGTATCTTCGACCCGACAACAAACCAGAAATTGAACGCATGGCAGATGGATTACCGCCGTTTCCATGATATGTGGATTCTGGATAATAAACTGGATTCCATTTATCTGAGTATCCAGGAGGCGAAAGCATGAGGCTGATCCGTAAAAATGTAGAAAGAGAAGCGGAAGGATCTGCAGCAGAAAAGCTGATCAGTGATGGCTTCACACCGATGAAAGAAGCCACACCAGACACAGTACCGGAAGAGAAAATCGGTAAGGATATCGAGGATATGACAGTTGAAGAACTGAAAACTCTTGCAAAAGAGAAAGGACTGACCGGTGTATCCTCCTTGGCAAAAGCGGACCTTCTGGCAATCCTGAAAGGTGATACGATGGCATCAGCAGAAGATATCAAAAAGCTGAAGATCCTGACCGGAGAAAAGAATGAGGAACTTCTGTCTGTCCTTCTGGATGAAGCTGAAGCTTTCGTACTGTCCTACACCAATCGCACACAGTTAAGGACCGGGCTGGAAAAGGCAGTCCGGGACCTTGCCGTGATCGCCTTGAACCGGATGGGAACAGAGGGGGAAAAGTCCAGAAGTGAGGGCGGAGAGAGTTATACTTTTGAGGATGCGCCGAAACAGATCTACGACACGCTGAACCGGTATCGCCTGGCCAGAGTAGGAGGAAAGATTTATGAGGCTGAGAAGAAGCAGACTTGAGGAATTTTTCCATAAGAAAATGACGGTAAAGAAAGATAAGGAAGGCAGTACCAGCGAGGAATATGGTGCTGCCTCTTCTGTTACCGGAGAAAGCTGGCCGGCATCCGGAAAAGTACAGGCTGAGCAGTACGGCCAGAGACTGAATTATATCCGGAATATCCGAATACAGGGAAGCTATAAGATCCAGACGGATGAAAAAGGCCGGATGCATTATATCCTGGAAGATGGAACGGATATAGAGGAACGGGACGGGATTTGTCTATATGTGGCAGCAGATCAGCTTCCAGACTATCGGATCATATCCATCAAACCATATCGTTTCCTTACCATGGAGGTGGAAAAGATATGAGTGTAAATGGATTTGATGAAGTGGAGAAAGCTTTGCAGGAGGTGTCCGAGTTGGACACCCGGCAGGCAGTTGGAGAAGCGATCCAGTTTGTACGGTCAGCAGCAGTTGAGAATTGCCATGTAGATACCGGAGAACTCCAGCAGAGCATTTTTGCCGAAACCACAGAGGAAGAAAACACTGTCACAGGGATCTGCTGGACAGACAAAGCTTATGCTCCATACATAGAGTTCGGAACCGGACCGAAAGGCCAGGAGAAACATGCCGGCATCTCTCCGGAAGTAACTCCGGTCTATACTCAACAGCCATGGTGGATCCATGAAAGCCAGATAGACAGAAGGGTGGCTGAAAAGTACCTTTGGCCATATATGGACACGCCGGATGGAAGATTCTATAGATGCAGCGGAAATCCGGCCTATCCGTTCCTGTATCCGGCTATGAAGGATAACGAAGAACAGATCTTAAAGATGCTGGGCGGAAGCCTTGCGTCAGATTTGGAGGATATATGAAGAATGTAAAAGATCAAGTGTACGCGGCACTGTGCACGGTGTCCGAAAATGTTTCCGATGCTTATCCACGTTCCTGGGCGGAGGGCTCAACGATCCAGTATACCGAAGAACAGAATGATGTATACGAAGCCAGCTCCGATGCTGAAGGAATGAGAGAGGATAAAGCCCTTGTAAGATACCGGATCGATATCTGGAACAATCACAGCACTTCAGAAGCAGCTCTGCAGGTAGATGAAGCGATGAAAGTGACAGGCCTGAAACGGATCGCATGTGCAGATGTGCCGGATCCGTCAGGGATGAAGCATAAACAGATGCGCTACGAAGGGATCATTGATATGGATTCTGACAGCGTGTACTGGAGATAAGGAGGAATAGAGATGTTAGCAAATGGAGCAACATTAGGTTACAGAAAACACACAGTTGGAGAAAACTCTGCAGCTTACACAGATCTTCCAGGACTGAAAGAGATCCCGGAAGTCGGAGTGGAACTGGATAAGGAGGAAAACACCTGCCTTACAGATCCGCACAAGATGTACGAGGAAGGCATTGGAGACCTTCCGGATATGAAGTACAAATGGAAGTACGACAACAGCAAAGCCGGAAGCCCGTACAGGATTATGAGAGATGCAGCAGACAAAAAAGAGATCTGGGATTTCCAGGAAAAAACAAAAGATGGAACAGTTACCGAGTTTACTGCACAGTTTTCCGTAAAACGTACAGGCGGTGGAGTAAATGGTGTGATCGAGTTTGAGGCGACCATGGCCGTACAGTCTGAGATCAAACAGACAGATCCGGCGTAAGGAGGAATAAAAGATGATGAATTTTGAAGGCATTCAGGATCTGGGCGGAGCTTCTGCCCAGAATGAGACACAGGCTCCAGAGGAAAAAGTAGTCAATCTGGAGGAACAGAAGAAAAAGAGACAGCCCTTTGCTTATTGGAATGTAGGCGGCAGGAGCTTCAAGATGAAACTGAAAGCTTCCGGAATCGGACGCCTGGAAAATAAGTACAGACAGAATCTCATGAATATGATCGATGATATTCCGCCGCTTTCCGTGATGCTGACGATCATCCAGGAAGCAATGTCACCGTGGGAGCATGGGATTGATTATCAGGATGTGCAGAAGCTGTATGACGCATGGATCGATGAAGGGAACAGTCAGCTGGAACTTTATCAGAAGATTTTGATCCCGCTCATGGTGGTATCGGGTTTTTTACCGGAGAAAACAGCGGCATCCCTTCTGGAGGAAATCGAGAACGCCTGATGTCAGAACAGCTCTCAGAGCTGTATCCGGTAGCTCTTGAGATGGGGATCCCGGCGGAAACATTCTGGAACCTTTCTGTAAATGAGATATTTGATACTTTGGCAAATATAAGAAGGCGGTTGCTCAGAGAAGAAAAGCAGCGAATCATGGATAATTTCATACAGGCCCAGGCCATAGCAGTAGATATCTCAGCGTTATTTGCCAAAGATGGCAAGATAGCTCATCCCTGGGATTATTATCCGGAACTGTTTGAAAAAGAACAGAAGGC